ATAGGAGGAAATCGATATGTCAAAAGAAAGAATCGTCGAATATAACGTTAAAAACGTTAAATACGCTGTCAAAGATGCACTAGGCGAATATGGTTCACCAATTGATTTAGCGTATGCAAGTCAGATTTCACTCGAACCAGATTACAGTGAAGAAGCAGTCTATGGAGACGGACAAAAATTGTTTGTTATTCCAAATGATAAAGGCTTAACTGGAAAACTGATCGTGTTGAATCGTGATAAAGATTATGAAATTGCATGTGGAAGACAACTTGAAATCTCTGAAGGTCTCGCTGAAGTTGAACAACATGATGCAATTGAACATGCAATCTACTTTGAAGTTGAAAGAAACCAAAATGGTGTCAAAACAACTAAGAAAGTATGGTTGTTAGAAGTAACAACCGGAAGACCATCAGAGTCCTTCGAACAAGTTACTGACAATCCAAATATGTCACCGGTGGAATATCCATTGACAGTGTTTGGTACCAATTTAAGAAACAACCTGGATACAGCTGATTATACTGACGCTAATGGTAATACTAAGCGCGTAACAAGAATCAGTGTGATTCCAACAGATACAAATTACGCTACATTTGGTGATACAGTACCAACACCAACATCTGCAGCATAATAGCATAACCATAGGAGGGTTAAAATGATAGTTACAGTACCAACAATCAATAGAACCACCGAGTCTGTATGGCTCGAATCTGATAAAAAGTATTTTGATTCGCAAGAAAACTTCAATAAACAAGAGGTTGCAGAGTACAATACTCCGGAAGAATTCCAAGAAATTCATCCAACCGGTGATGGCTTTGCATTAGCAATCAAAAAAAGTGATGATGTAAATTATTTCAAGCATAAAATCAAGGTTAATAAAGAGTATGGAAAGATGAATTTAGAAATAGATACATCTTTCAAAGCGAACGTTAAGTTCGACAAGTACTTCGCAGAAACCTTGAATTGCTCGTTGAATGAGTATGTTGAACGTATTCAAAAATACACAAAGAAAGACAATACAGCTAAGGCGCATTTTCTTAGTTTATTGAAATTCTTGTATTGTTATGTGAATTCTGAAAAACTACCAACATTCGATGATTTTACAGGAATGTTTGATATTGAACTTGCGGATCAGATTATATCCATAATCGGAACGGTTCTTAAGGAAGTTGGCACTACTATATCAAAAAACTAGATGAGCGGGCTGAGTATCTTAGGCAGTTACAAAAAAGACTACCAGAAGGCAGTAAAAATAAGAACGTCAGCCCGCCTTCTGATTTATTAATGATATTAAAACGGTGCCAAGAATTCAATATATCTTATGACTTAATGTGTGAACTTAATTTTAAAGACTTGCAAGCGTTAGTTATTGAATATTGGATTGATCAAATAAGAGATTATTTCAAAAGAAAACAAGAAGAGCAAAATTCCAGGAGAGGTATATCAGTTAGAAAGGCCTCGAATGAAGACATAGATAACTTGTAGAAAGGGTGGTGATTTAAGTGGCTCTAGGATTTACAGTAGATATTGGTGCTGATTCGTCTAAGTTTCAGAAAGAACTTAGGAAGATGGACAAAGGCATCAGAACAACAGGACGTGAAGTCAAGGACTTAACAAAGGCATTGGCAATTGAATGGGATAGTAAGCGATTTGTAGCCGCTCAAAAGAAAGCCCAGGAAGCATTAAAACAAACCGAATCCAAAGCAGATGTTCTAAGACAACGATTAAGACACTTAGATGAAGCTGGAACTTCTAAATCATCAGCTGAGTATCGCAAGTTAGAATCACAACTTACACAAGTTGAAGCAAAAGCAGTTCAAATGAAAGCTGAACTGCAAAAGATTAATCAAATGAAGTTTGATCACTTGTCTGGTCAAATTAAGAGTATAGGTGATGGCTTTACCAAAGCTGGTCAAGCCATGACTCCTGTATCAGCTGCAGCAGCTGCGATCATTGCAGGGTTTACTAAGATAGCAACATCAGCAATCGCTGCCGGTGATGAAATAGGCACTACAGCTCAACAATTGAATTTATCTACTGATCAATTGCAGAGATGGTTATATATAGCAGAACAAACGGATGTAGATTCATCCCAATTTGTCAATGCTGTAGGTAAGATGCAAGGAGCACTCGCTCATTTAGCAGCTGGAGAAGAAGATATTACAGCTACAGCATTGAAAGATTTAGGGTTTACAGCTGAAGAAGCAGCATTAGGTATGGAAGCTAATTTTGAAAAGATAGTTAATTCATTAGCTGAAGTAGAAGATGCAACGCTTCAAGCGTATTACGCAAACGAATTATTTGGCACGAGAATGGGCGCAAAGATAATCCCGTTACTCAATGATGGTGGTAATGGTTTAGCGACTCTAGCGGCTGAATTTGAAAGTCTGGGATACCTTACTGAAGAACAAGTAACATCATTAGATGCATTCGAAGATGTTATGGATAAATTAAAATATCAATTTGATCTAGTAAAAAATCAGATTGGAGTAGCATTATTACCCATCATGCAAAATATGGCTAATTATGTTCAAGAAAAAATAATACCAGCTGTCCAATCTTTAAAAGATAAATTATCAACATTTAGCGAAGAACAATTACAAAATGGATTAAAAATCTTGGCCCTGGTTGCAGCAATGGCTCCGGTGTTATTGATTATTGGAAAACTTACTTCAGGAGTCGGCGGATTGATAGCCATGATTCCAAAGATAGCAGCTGCGCTGAATGTACTTGCAGCACATCCAATTATAGCAGTAATTGGTGTGATCATTGGATTGATGCTGTATTTATACAATACAAACGAACAGTTCAAAAATAGCATTAATGAACTAGTATCAACCCTATCAAGCACATTGATGCCTGTAGTAACAATGGTTATGAACTTATTCAAACAATTACTAGCAATCATAATGCCGATTATTAATGCATTAGGTAATCAATTAGCTTTATCACTAAAACTTGTAATAACGATGATTACTCCATTGATTAAGATACTACAAGCAATAGTATTGCCAATACTGAATGTGGTGTTCAAAGTATTAGAAATGCTTATTGGAGTGATAGTCGGTCCATTAACAGCAGCTATCGATTGGCTTTCAAAACTATGGACTAAAGGATTTGAAATCATTCAAAAAGGCATCAACGCAGTGCTAGGTTGGATTGAATCAACAATCAATAAAGCCATTGATTTTATTAACAAGATAATCCAACAAATTAACAAATTAGGTGACATACTCGGTTTTACAATTGGCGAATTGGATCATGTAGCTTTAGAAGCTGAAATACTCCAGGAAGTTAAGACAACAACAACTCCTGCAGAAGATCAAAAACCACAAGCAACTGATACGATAGTAGATACTGCAGGTGCTGATTCAATCACTGAAATGATTAACAATCTTAATGTGGAAACATCACCTCAAACAGTTGTCAACAACGATAATTCAACCAAAGATATAACCATCGAAGTAGTAGTTCAAAACTACGGTGAAGAAGTAGATACAGATGCTCTAGTTGAAGAAATTAACCTAAAACTAGCAGCACAAATGTAAGGAGGCTCTTATGAGAAAACTCGAAGTTCTCAATACCAATTACGAGAAAAGTGGTTTATATGCCAAAATACCGGCTCTTAACAATATGACTTTAAAAGAGTTTTTTGAAGGATTAAATATCGTTAAGAACTATGATTCTGTCAGAACATTTAACCAAGCTATAGAAACTGTTGATGAGTCAATTCTCATTGATTCTTCTATATCATTAATATCAGGGCACAAATACTTCTCTGCATTCGATTTGCTTTTTAAAACGATGCCTGCAGATGCTCCAGATAGTTACAGATTATGGGCTAGCAGTGAAGGTGTTACAAATACTATTACTCATTCGTTTTTAACTAATGAAAAAGAAGTATTCATGAATGTTAAAACATCAGCATCTAGTAGAACAGCTGATTTGTATCTTAATTTATTTGGAATGACCATAGGACAATCCATGAGTTTAGAGACGGATTT